CGTACAATAAATTTAAAACTTGGGATCAATTTAGTTGTTACAACTATTTGATATTCAAAGAGAGTTCATGGAATTACAAAGCCCGGAATAACAGCCATTTTGGGTTAGGTCAGATGAAAAATAGGATAGTGTTGAAATTGACACCTAGGGAACAGATAGATTTACATTTAAAATATGTGGGTCATAGATATGGGTATGTAAATAATGAACCAAATGCTTGTTTAGCGGCTGAACATTTTGATAAGAAGGGTTGGCATTGATCCAAGATTGCCGGCATGTTTATCAAATGCTAGGCAGATTATTGTGTCAATACTGTGGTTTGCCTACCAATGAAGTAGATTGGGTTCAGCAAAATAGGCTAAAAGAGCAGTGGCACAGAGATAATCCTGATGCTCAATATGAAGGGTGGATGTCAATATGAAGGATACAGAAAAGATAACCATAGGTATCACATCACCTGGTTATGTAGTAACAGATTTTATGACAAGTATTTTAGATGTGGCTAGATCACAGAAGCAATTAGGGCAGTTTATTAGCCTACAAGGATCAGGTGTTATTAGTAGATTACGCAATCAAATTGTTTCAACCTTTTTACAGAAAACAACAGATGATTGGTTATTACAGATAGATACAGATCAGAGATTTACTGTTGATCATTTTAAGAAGTTAGTAGCCGCCGCAGACAAAGACAAGCGGCCTATTGTGTCCGGTGTAGTGCATGGTGGGTGGGATGTTGGTGAGTTATACCTAGAACCTGTGCCATGTATATTCAAGATGGGTTCAGATAATGGTTTATATGCTATCCATGACTATGAAGAAGATAGTGTGATTGAAGTAGATGCGGCAGGTACAGGCGCAATTATCATACATAGATCAGTGTTTGAAAGATTTGTTAAAGAGGCTGATCAACTACATCAGGGTGATAAGTGGTGCTTCTACCAGGATATGCCATTGCATAAAGAATGGGTTGGTGAAGATTTGTTGTGGAGTATCCGCGCTAAAAGTTTTGGGTATAAACTACATGCACATACAGGTGTACAGATGGAACACCAACGCAAGATGTGGATAGGTCAAAAGCAACACAAAGACTTTGAACGCTTCAGGCGCGCAAGATTACAGAGTGAGGAACAGATCAATGGCGATAGTAGCGAATAAGGTTTCAGTTGGTACAACTAAGATTCAGTTAGTACCAGTTGATAATGTGAGTAGAGATTTGGCGTTACATTCTAAAGGTGCAATACATATTGGTGGATCAGATGTAACCGCGCTAGATGGGTACTTGATGGACAATGGTGACAAGTTGATCATCAAGTTACAAGAAGGTGAAACTTTGTGGGCTGTATCCACAACCACTACCAGTGATGTGTATGTCTTTGTCAGCAAGATAGATTAAAAATATGAGCGTTTTTTCCTATTTTGAGCGTGTGCAGAATACGCCGCCGTTCGCGTTTTCTCTCTCCCCGGCGCATCCAAAATTGTTTAGAAAAAAACAAAATTAAAAATGAAAACTTTAAAAAGTAGAAAATATAATGAGAACTACAAGAAAATCAGAAAAATTGTTTTGGCTGAAAAACCAAAATGTTTTTACTGTAAAAAGGCTGTCGCAACCACGCTAGACCATGAACCACCCATTGATTCATTTCCGTCACCTGAACTTTGGGTGGGTTCATTAAGGCCAGCATGTGCAAGTTGCAACTATTCAAGGGGGGCTAAATATGGAAATGCAAAACGCAAACAAATTAAAAATAGTCGCAAGTGGTAAACCTAAAAAGAAGTTAGGTAGGCACACTACGGCAATGGTAAAAGCCATGACCGGGCGTAATGACATTGATGCTGTTAAAAGAGAAATGTTACTAGGCCTGGCACGCGCCTGGGATCGCATTGAAGAATCCGGTAAGGGTGGTCACACCATCCCATCAATATCTAAAGAATTGCGTGAAATTTGGGATTCTTGTGCATTACCTGATGAGGATGATTTGTTTGAGTAAATCTTTATGTACGCCTAGATGGGCATCATTAAGAGATGAAGCAAGTGACACAGATGGCGATAAATTAGCCCAGGTAGCGCGCCTGTTAGGTTTTGATTTGTTTGATTGGCAACGCTATGTGGCAGATGTGGGTTTAGAAAAAGATGCAACTGGTTTGTACAAGTACAGATCAGTATGCGCGCAGGTAGGTCGCCAAAACGGTAAAAGTAAACTTATTGAAACGCGTATTGCTTATGAGTTATTACAACCTAAAAGACATGTTGCCTATACCGCGCAAGATCGCAATATGGCTAAAAGTAAATGGGAAGAACATTTATTAAGTTTTCAATTATCACCTAAGTTTGCAAAACGCATTGCTAGGGTGTCTAGGGTCAATGGTAGCGAAAAGATATACATGCGTAATGGTTCAACCTATGGAATTGTTACACCTAACGATAAAGGCGCACGCGGCCTTAGTTTAAATTTGATGGTTATTGATGAAGCATTAACCCATCCATTATCACTTATTGCTAATTTACAGCCAACACTTGCAACTAAACGCAATGGTCAATTATGGATTTTATCTAATGCCGGTAGGCCGGGAGAATCTGAGTTATTAGAGCATTACCGGGAAATAGGTCACCGGGAAATAGCAGAACCACAAAACAAACTTGCATGGTTTGAGTGGTGTCCAGCATCAGATGATTTTGATTACATGGATCAAGAAGTTTGGTATCAGGCCATACCTTCATTACATGAAGAAAAGGGTGTTTTGTTAGATGCGGTAAGGGAAGCGGCTACAACTAATAGCCCTGAAATATTTACAAAGGAATGGTTGAATGTGTGGCCGGCCAGGGATGCAGTGCAAGTAATCAATACTGAATTATGGGATTCTTTGGCTAGAACAGATATTGCATTGGGTAATGAAATTATTTTTGGTGTGGACATATCGCGTGAGCGTGATAAGGCCTCTATTGGTGCATCAGGTTCAGTAAGAGGTTTTACGCCTGTTGAATTGATTGAGTGTAAAGAAGGCACATCATGGGTATTACCACGCTTAATTGAGTTATGTAAAAGATATAACACAAAGGTGGTGATTGATACTGGATCACCGGCGGCATCCCTTATAGCCGAACTGGAAAAAGAAAACATAGGCGTTATGTCTATTCACTTGCGTGATTACGCCATGTCATGTGGTTCATTTTATGATGCAGTACAAGCCAAAACTATATGCCACTTAGATGATCCCAATTTGAAAACAGCCATTATGGGTTCAACTAAAAGGCCATTGGGTGATTCCTGGGCATGGAATCGCCAAAGCACAACTAACATCACACCACTTGTAGCGGTTACGCTGGCACGCTATGGTGTGGTAACAAAAATAGAAGATCAGCCGGTTGCAAGGAGTAAAATCTACTAATGAAATACATACCATCAGTTTTACAAATAACAGGTTCTTTACTAATAGTTGCAGGTGTCGCAACAATTAACCCACTGGTAGCGGTAATATTATCAGGTGCATTTTTAGTTTTATTTGGTATTGCTTTGGAAAACAGAGGTAAATAATGCTAGGCCGATTGCTTAAAAGACAAATACAATCTTCTATGGTTTACACATCTTCCGGCTATGTAGATTCTTTAGGCCGTGTTGGTAGATTCTTTGAAGGTAATTGGGCAGGCGCGTATGTAGATCAAAATACCGCTTTAGGAATCCCGGCAATTTATCGCGGCATAACTTTAATTAGTGATGCGATTGGTGCGCTTCCACTTTGTGCATATCGCAATAAACGCGAAGTATTACCAACGCCACAAATTTTAATGCGCCCTGTGCCTACTGAAACCCGAATGGAAACAATTAGCGCAATGGCGGCGGCTTTAATTATTCACGGTAATTATGTTGCAGTATTAGGTGAACCAGGTGCTAATGGATTACCTGATTCAATTTACCCAGTGTCACCGGATCGCGTACAAGTTACAACAGATAAAGGCAGAATCATTTACAAGATTGATGAGCGTACTTACGATCAATCAGAGATTATGCACATTAAGAATTTTACACTTCCAGGTGATTTAGTTGGTAAAGGTATTTTGGCAGTTGCCAAGCAAGCATTAGGTAAAGAGATTGCAATCAATGAATACGCATCAAGATATTTTGATGGCGGAGTAAATCCTACTGCTGTTATTAAATCAGCAAACCCCGATTTGTCGCAAGAGGAAGCGGATGCCTTAAAGAGCGCGTGGATGGCAATGTACTCATCACGCAATAGATCACCGGTAGTTATGAATTCATCAACAGATTTTGAAGTGTTAAGTTCTAACGCGGCTGAATCACAATTAGTAGAGGCACAAACAGCCGGACTTACAGAAGCGGCAAACATATTAGGTTTACCACCGTACTTCTTAGGATCACCTAATTCAAGCCGTACTTATTCAAATGTTGTAGAAGAAAATTTACAATTGATTAAATGGTCAATTCAGCCAATTGCCGAAAGAATAGAAGCGGCATTTTCTGATCTACTTGTCCGGGGTCAAACAGCCGGATTTAAATATGATTCATTATTAAAGACCGATACTGCAAGTAGATACAACGCTTATGCAACTGCATTATCTAATGGCTTCTTAACTGTTGATGAAGTAAGAAGTTATGAAAATCTTGATCCTATGGATTATGAAGAAGGGGATGAAGAAGTTGGTGGAGAAGCCGAAGATGAATCACTGCAAAGTGATGTAGTTGATACAGTAGAGGATAATAACTATGTCTGATGAAAAAATGGAAAATAGAAATTACTCAGTAAATTTAGAATTGCGTGTTAATGGAGATGGCCGCACCATTTTTGGTATTGCTGTGCCTTACAATAAAGAACAGCGCATAACTAGCACAATGATTGAAGTATTTAGAAAAGGTGTGTTTGCAGAAGTCATCAAAGCACCGCACCGGGTCAAACTTCTTAGGGGTCATGGTGAAAACAATGTGTTAGGCCGTGCCACATTACTTAGGGAAACCGAAGAAGGCTTATACGCTGAATTTAAGATTTCAAAAACTCGTGAAGGTGATGAAGCGTTAGAGTTAGTTAAAGATGGCGCACTAGATCAATTATCAGTTGGATTTATGCCGATCAAAAATAAAAAACGGCCTGATGGGGTTATGGAAAGAATTAAAGCGCATTTGGCTGAAGTATCACTTGTAACCTTTGGTGCTTATGGCGAATTGGCCAGCATTACAGGTATGCGTGATGGCCAACCACAAATGACACCTAGACTAGATGAAGCAAGGAAAATATTAGATGCCATACAGCGTAGTAAGTAATCATCCGGATTGTGAAGGCTATGCGGTTGTAAAAACTGATACCAATGAAGTATTGGGTTGCCACAAAATGCAATCTCAGGCTGAAGATCAATTGACCGCAATTAACATATCAGAATATGGTCAAAACCGATCTGAAGCAATAGAGCCAACAGAGCAAAAAACAAGATTTAACATGGCAACACAAATACTAAAAGAATTGAAAAAAGAGATATAATCGGCACAAGTCGTAGAACACCTAACCCTGGTTACCAGCGCGTTACACCTTCTCACTACAAACTAACTAATAGGAGAAAATAAATGTCTAACACTTTTCTAACTTCTCTACGCGAGAAGCGCGAATCAAAGACATCTCTAATTCAGGCAACTTTAGACCGCGCCGCTGAAGAAGCACGCGATCTATCAGAAGTTGAGTTGGCTAATGTAGAAGCCCTTAACTTGGAAATCAAAAAGTTGGATGAAAGAATTGAGCAGATGTCTGATATTGAAATTCGCAATCAAAAAGCCGCTGATCTAGCCGCTAAAGTTGATGCAAACATTGAGCCAAAGAAGGAAGCACGCGCCGGTGGCTTTGTAGTTACCAGCGAAGAACTTACCTATTCAGAGAGATCAAAAAATGATTTTCTAACTGATGCACTAAAGGCACAATTTAAAACTGATGGTGATGCTAGTGCGCGTATTGCACGCCACCAACAGGAAATGGCAATTGAAAAGCGTGCAGTTGGTACATCCAATTTTGCAGGCTTAGTAGTGCCACAGTACCTAGTTGATCTGTATGCACCATTGGCACGCGCAGGCCGACCTTTTGCAGATGCCGCACGCAAGCATCAATTACCAACACAGGGTATGTCAGTAGTTATCTCTAAGATTAATACTGGTACTACCACTGCATATCAAACATCACAAAACACAGCCGCAGTATCACAAGATATTGCAGATAACACCCTAACTGTAAATGTAAATACAATTGCAGGCCAACAATCAGTATCTAAGCAAGCATTACTACGCGGATACAACATTGAGGGAATTGTTTTAGGTGATTTGATTCGCGATTATCACACTAAATTAGATAACTCACTTCTAAATGGATCAGGTTCAAATGGACAACCATTAGGACTTGTAAACATGACAACTGGAGTTCTAGTAACTTATACCGCTACAACCGGTACAGTTGCAGGTTTGTATCCAAAGATTGCTGATGCAATTCAACAGATTCAGAGCAATATCTATGTAAATCCAAATGCAGTAATCATGCACCCACGCCGTCTTGGATTCCTATTGGCCGGAGTAGATAGTTCTAACCGACCATTGATCGTGCCACAGGCATACAATCCAATGAACGCAATGGGTACAGGTAATGGCACACCTACTTACGGTAACTCAGGTTATTCAATTCTAGGATTGCCAATTATTGTAGATGCGAACATTGCAACCGATAAGGGTGCAAGTACAAATCAAGATACAATCTTTGTAGTTGATTTGAATGAAACCCATCTATGGGAAGAAGCAGCCGCACCAACCTATGTCACATTTGAAGAACCAAATGGCAAGGTTGCAATCAATATCGTTCTATTTGGTATGTCAGCATTTACCGCAGAGCGTTATCCAAAGGCTGTTGCACAAATTAACGGTACAGGTTTAGCAACACCAAGTTTCTAAACCAATAAGTTTCCAGGCCGCTACCCTTCCAGTGGCCTGGATTCTAACTATGATCGGTATTTAAAGAATGGAGTTTGTCTAATGACCCAGGGCAGTACAGGATTTGGATACCGATCATGGCTATAACAAATGGATATGCAACATTAACTGAGATCAAAAATTACATGTCAATATCAGATAACACTGATAATGATTTGTTAGAAGATTTGATTGAATCAGCATCAAGATCAATTGATCGGATTGCTAATAGAAGATTTTATTTAGATGCGACAGCATCCGCACGGCTTTACCGTGCTTATTCGGATATTTTTGTCTATGTAGATGATATTGGTAGTACAACTGATTTAGTTGTCAAAACCGATTCAAATGGCAACGGTACATACGCCAAAACTTTGACTTTAAATACAGATTATATTTTAGACCCTTTAACCTCGCCATCTTTAAATAGACCATATACACAATTAACAATGGTAAGCAATACTGAAACATGGCCAATATTTCCAGGTTTGACACAAAATGGATTACGGCCAGGCGTACAAGTAACTGCCAAATGGGGTTGGCCATCAGTGCCAAATGATATAAACATGGCCTGTTTGATTCTCACTGCTGATTTATACAAGCGTAAAGATGCACCGGGTGGAATTTTAGGTTTAGGTGATTTAGGTGTTGTCAGAATGTCACCTTTGGGTAGAGATGTGACTGCAATGGTCAGGGCATATAAAAAAGAAGTAGTGGCATGACACCAAGCACAGTAAGAGATAATTTAAAAACTGCCTTACAAAGCATTAGTGGTTTGCGCGTATTTGATTATGTACCTGATTCAACAAACATACCCACAAACAATGCTTTTGCCATTGTTGGCCAATTAAACATGAATTATGATTTTACATTAAACCGGGGATTTGATTCAGCCACATGTCAAATAATTGTTGTAGTAGGCAGAATGAGCGAACGCAGTGGACAAGAAAGATTGGATGGGCTACTTGCTTCATCCGGTTCAACTTCAATTAAAACCGCAATTGAGGCTGATAAAACTTTAAGCGGTGCTGTACAAACACTCAGGGTTGTGTCTGCAAGCCCTGGCACAATAACTTCCGCTAATATTGATTACCTAAGTTATCAATATTCAGTTGAATTGATAGGTTAGTAAGAGAGGAAAAATATGGCCATATTTATGGGTAACAAAGTTGCCGTGATTGTAGGTACAACTACCATTACTGATCATGTCAGCACTGTAAGCCTTACACGCGAAATTGATCAGGTAGAAATTACCGCAATGACCGATACGGTACAAAACATGATAGGTGGCGTTGAAAGACCTACACTGGCGTTGGAACTTTACAATGACTTCGCCGCTTCATCTGTGAACTCACTATTTGAAGATGCGTTAGGTACTAAACTAAACATCAAATTGATACCAGTTTCAGGAACGGTAACCGCTACCAATCCAAGTTACACAATGTCATGCTTAATTTCATCATGGACACCCGTCAATGGTGCAATTGATTCAGTAGCAAGTGTAAGCGTTTCACTTCCAGTAACAGCCTTAACAAAATCAACTAGCGCGTAATAGGAAAAGGGTGGGTCAATGCACAAGATTGAAATTGTTAAAAAAGATGGTAAGAAAATTAGTTATGATCTTACGCCGTCAGTAAAAGTGGCTTTTGAAGCCGAATTTAAAACCGGATGGCGTAAGAGATTAAGTGATTTACAAATGGAATCGGATTTATGGTGGTTTGCTTGGCGTTTAGAAAAAGATGCCGGCAAAACCGATCTTGCATTTGGTGATGATTACATAAATCAATTTTTAGATGTTGATTTGGTTTATGATCCAAAAAATGGATAGACCGACACGGCTCAATTTATGAAGTCGCTACCGTGTCGGTAGCAACCGGTATCAGCCCTAAAGATTTATTAGAAGTTGATCCAGCGATTTATTCAGCAATTAAAGCCATCTTACAAGAACGCTCATACAACAATAAGAAGGCAACAGTAAGGCGGAAATAATGCCAATAGCACCGAATAGGTCACTAACTTCCATCTATGTGGAAAACTTAGATCAACTATTGGCTACAATGAAAAAATTTGAACCTGAATTACATAAAGAATTTAGGCGTGAATTAACTAAATCTGTAAAGCCTGTTGCAAAACTAGCACAAAGTTTTGTACCACATTCACCGTTTCCGGGTTGGCGTGATGTTGAACCAAATTATCCGGCACAATGGGGATGGGCTAATGACCAAGCCCATAGGGGTAGGACTATTGGCGAAAACAAAAGAAGCCGGTGGAAATGGTCACAAACTGAAGTTATACGCGGCATTAGAGTTAGTTCGGCTAAAACAAAGGTACAAAGAGTTAAAGGCACAACATTTTCAGTTACGGCTTTGGCCATAGTTAATAAATCAGTGCCAGGTATAATTTATGAATTGGCAGGTTTTGGTACTTCTAAATCAAGAAGTAGAACTAGGCGTGTTAGCCGAAATAGAAACGCTAGTGAATCATTTATTGCTAAATTGCAAGGTACGGCAAACGCGGCAGGTTACAATGAAAAAAGATTGATTTACAGGGCATCACAACAGTTAGGTGGCCAAGTAAATGATAATCTATACGGTGTGCTAAAAAAATATCTAGGCGAAAACTTTAGGGGTTAAAATGGCATTAAGTCAGTATGTAGCAATTAACTTCCTTACAAAGTTTGACAAAAAAGGATTAGAGCGCGCCACAAAAGAATTAAAAGGTTTTGACAAAGTAGTTGCAACCGGATCATTTAGATTGCGCGCTTTTGCTAAAGCCGGTGGTGTAGCGGCGGCGGCTGGATTAGCCATCTTTACTAAAAGATCAATATCGGCGGCTTTGGCGCAAGAGCGTTTAGATAAATCTTTACAATTAACCTTATCTAGCATTGGACAAGGTGCATTAGCATCTGAGATAACTTCATTTATACAATCATTGCAGACTACTACCAATGTTACAGAAGATCAACTTGTACCGGCGTTTCAACAATTGGTTGCACAAACCGGTGATGTTCAATCATCCCAGGAATTATTAAAACTGGCTTTAGATGCCAGTGCAGGTACAGGTAAAGATTTAAGTACAGTTTTGGATGCAATCACCAAAGCGGCAATAGGAAACTACAAATCTATTGGCACACTTGGCATTGGCATTACAGCCGCAGAAGCCAAAACATTGGGTTTTGCCAAGACAATACAGTTATTGCAAAAATATGAAGGCGCGGCAGAACAATCAACATTAACACTTGATGGTCAAATGAAGGCATTTAGGATTAGTGCAGGTGAAGCCACCGAAACTTTAGGCACGGGATTCTTAAACGCCTATGCCATTATTTCGGGTGGACAACCTTTGATAAAAAATTTAGGTACAGATTTGGAAGTTGCGGCTAAACAATTTAGCAATATCTTTGTAGGCATTGCGGCGGCAACCAAAAAAGAAGGATTGGGTGTTTTTTTTAGTGGACTAGAAGCGGTTTTGCAAGGTTTTGTTGGCGAAACTACGCAATTAAAAGATTTTGAAAGAATGGGCATGAAAGCATTAAGCACGGAAAAGCAAACTGCTAATGCACGCGAAGATCGTTTCAAAGCAACCAAAAAAATATTAACTTTTGATCAGATAATTGCAGATATTCAAAAGAAGATTTTGGCAACTGAAAAATTAACTACCAAAGAAAAAACAGCACAACAAGCGTTAGAAAAAAAGAAGTCTGAATTGTCAGCCATGTTTGATTTAGATCGCATCAATTTACAGGTCGCGTTGAGCCGTAAATTATCTACTGAAGATGAATTGCGCGTAAAGATATTACAAAAATTACAAGATGGCACAAAAGCCGCAGTTGATGAAGCCCAAAGATATGCTGATGTGTTAAAGGTTATTGAGGATGGCGTAATATCAACTGAAGAAATAGAGATGTTGGCAAAAGAATGGGGTATTAGCACAACTGAAGTTGTATTGTATTTACAAAAACTGTTTATTGCTAATGAAGAATTACGCAAGATGTTGGCATTATTGCAACAGATTGCATCAATACAGTTAGGTGGCGCATCCGGCACTGCCCCAAAAATATTGGGCAATATTGACTACACAGTTCCTATTGGCACTGGCAAACCTGCATACGGTCAAGGTGTAGTGCCAACACAAATGTCTTATATGAATTTTGGCAATTTACCACAACTTGCAGATGGTGGCATTGTTAATCAACCAACTATTGCAATGATTGGTGAGGCAGGGGCAGAAGCGGTTGTGCCGTTAGATCGTATGGGCGGTTTTGGCACAACCGTAAATGTTAATGTGGCTGGATCGGTTATTTCAGAAGGTGAGTTGCAATCAGTAATTCAAGATGCTTTGTACAATTTAAATCGCGCAGGCGCGGTAACACAGTTAAGCAATTTGGGTAGATAATGCCGGCGGCAATATTTAAGGCAGAAATTGATTTTAGCGGTGGTGCAAGTTTTGATCCCGCTTTAGTTTTAGATGACCCGGCTACACCATTGGATTTTTCAGTATTAGGTACGGCGGCGGCAGATGTTGTAGATATTACAAATCTTGTAACTCAATGTTATATCCGCCGTGCATTTAATAGATCATCAGATGCTTTTACGGGCGGCACAGCAAGAATTGTGTTTGTAGATGAAACAGGTGAATACAACCCTGCCAATACATCATCTAGTTTGTACGGTAAAATTAAACCTATGCGTAAAATTCGCTTTACGGCAGAATATTTAGGCACATCATATAATTTAGGTTCGTTTTATATTCAAGAATGGAATTACCAAAGTCCTACTGGATTTGATCCGGCTTATGTAACTTTGAATTGTGTTGATGGATTCCAATTATTAAATTTAACAACTTTGACAACAGTTGCAGGTGGTACAGCCGGACAAACAACCGCACAAAGAATTACAAGTTTATTGGATGCCGGAGATTGGCCAGGTGGTATGCGTGATATTTCTACAACCGCAACCACAACTGTACAGGCAGATGATGGCACATCACGATCACTATTATCTGCCTGCCAGGTTGTAGAGGCTACAGACCTGGGTGCTTTTTATATGGATGAGCGCGGATATGCAAAATTTATGTCACGCACAGACATTATTACAGCATCAGGTGGCACATCAACTGTATTTAGTGATGTACCGGGATCAGGCGATATTACTTACCAAGCCGTTGAATTTGATATTTCAGATTATCAAATGATCAATAAAGTAACGGTAACGCCAACAGGTTTAGCCGGGCAAACCGCAAGCGACACAGCAAGCATTGATGATTATTTTCAGCATAGCCGCGTGAGAAGCGGAATTATGCAAACAACCACAGATGCTTTAAATCAAGCACAAATGATAATTGCTTCAAGAAAAGAACAGGGCGTTGATATACAACTTAATTCATTAACCGTTGATGCCTTTGGCGAGGATGATCCTAGCCGGGTTGTGGCCGCTTTAAACCTAGACATGTTTTACCCAATCCAAGTTACACAAACCCTACCGGCTGGCAATGTGGTAACTGACAGCGTTATTGCCGGCCTTACCTATCAAATAACCCCTAAATCTTTTCTTGTAACTTTTACTTGCGCTCAACCCTTTGCATCAGGTTTATTGCTAAACTCTACCGTTGATGGAATTTTAGATGAAGATTCACTGGCTTATTAGGGAGTATAGGTAAATGGCAACATTTTCAGTTGGTCAGGTATTAACGGCGGCTCAGATGAACAGCATAGCCAATGTAACAATGCGTGCGGTTACAGCCACATCAGACACATTAGTTTTAACTGATGCAGATAACAAACTTATTACTTATTCCAATACAGGTACTACTACGATTACGATCCCACCGTCTAGTTCAGTTGCCTTTACTACTGGATCAGTTATCAATGTTATTAAAATTGGATCAGCCGGCACAGTATCTATAACCCAGGGTGCGGGCGTTACAATTGCTTCAGCCGGTGCGATTTCAACTAATCCGGTAATAACTCAAACATTTGGTGCGGCTAGTTTAATTGAAGTTGCAGATAATAGTTGGTATGTGGTTGGCCGAATAGCCTAATATGTCAAGCACAATTTTAGGGATTATTGCTAGTAGTGGTGGTGCGGCGGCTTCTACCAGTTCATATGAATCTATTGCTAGTGCTACTGGCACGGGTTCAAGTGGTGTGATTACTTTTAGTTCAATACCTGCTACCTATAAACATTTACAAATAAGAGGTATTGCTAAAGATACCTATGCTGGCACATTTGAATTACCAACAAGAGTTAGATTTAATTCTGATACTGGCAACAATTATACACAACATAATTTACAAGGAAATGGCGCAAGTGCAACTGCGCAAGGTGAAGCAACTGGTACGAACGCATTTTTTAAGTTTAGAGGTTCAAACTTATCAACTGATGCAACCTATGCCAATATGAACGCAGTATCCATTTTAGATATTATAGATTATGCTGACACTTCTAAATATAAAACCGCTAGAGGATTTAGCGGTAGCGATAGAAATGGTGCAGGAAATATATTTTTGATTTCAGGTTTATGGTTATCTACAAGTGCAATAAGCACAATTACCTTAACCGCAGATGGCACTAACTGGACTACTTCTACAACCTTCGCCCTCTACGGAATCAAAGGTGCATAATGCCAGCCACATATGAGAAAATTGCAACAACTACTTTGGGTAGTGCTCAAGGAACAATAACCTTCAGTTCCATACCTTCCACTTATACAGATTTAAGATTAGTGATGACTTTTACTACAACTGCTGGAGAATTAATCAAAGCCCAATATAATGGAGATACTGCCACAAACTATAGCGTAACTAGTTTATATGGAGATGGTTCTACCGCTGGAAGTTTCAGAGTTACCAGCATAAATTATGTTTATGTTACTAATGGAAGCGACACAACTGTTCCACATTTTGCTACTTTAGATATTTTTTCTTATGCAGGTTCAACAAATAAAACTAGTTTGGGCACTCAATCTAGGGATAACAACGGTTCAGGTACTGTTGGACAGTTTGTACATTTATGGCGTTCAACTTCAGCAATTAACAGTATTGCTTTATTTCCCAATTCAGGTAATTTTAAAACAGGCACTACCGCCACCCTCTACGGAATACTGAAAGCCTAAAATGCCAGCCACATATACTTTAATCAATTCAAATGTTTTAACATCAAGTGCGGCATCTGTTACCTTCTCGGCAATACCTGCTACCTATACGGATTTGGTTATTCGTTGTTCAGGAAGAAGCGACAGTTCCTTTAGTGCTGTGTTAGATTTATATTTATCTTTTAATGGTTCAACTGCCACTTATTCAAGAACACAAATTAGAGGTTATGGTTCAACCGCAGATTCTTCTAATGGTTCTGGAAGTTCCTACT